AGTTTCACTGTCAGAAACTACCTTGCAAGTGATTACCAGGCGACTGATTTTCCCCTCAGTCTGTATTCCCTTGCATTAAATGAAGCGTCCAAATCGCCGTTAGCAATAGCCTCTCCGACAACATTTTTTAGGACAATATCGAAACTCACATTTCCATTCTCATCATAGCTCTCTTTTACATCTGTCTGGACTCCTTGGGTTGTCTGGTCAATAAAATTGAATGTAGGGTTGAACTCAATCTGCATTGTTCCGCTGTCTTTCTGAATATTGTTACCAACCAATGTATCAGGAGTTTTCGTCGCAATCAGATAATCATCAGGAGCTGTGGAAATTACGTTTCCATTCGGCGTTATAATAGCGTCATTTACGCTTATACTTTTCGCCGAGTAATAGTCATTCTCACTTAACGCCTGTTTATGCAAAAGGTTTTTCTGGTAATATTCCGCGTCTGTTTTCGCTTGGTCTATAAGGTCTGAGAGTGCGTCTTTTAGATTCTTTACTCTTTGTTCATAATCATTCTCTTCGGTGGAATTATCAGATGAAGAGTCTGAACTCAACATACCTGCGGAAATTCCTGCGATACCACCAGCGGCTGCCAGTGCAAGTCCTTGTATAACCGTACTCTTGCTGTTTTTTCGGGCACCCATCATAGCTATTTCAAGTCCAGTTTGAGTTAGTGTTGCAGAAATAGATGACAACAACTGTTTTGCAGCGTCTTTCCAGGCAAGTGCCAACCCTTTTGTAGCATCTTTGCCTTCTGCTATAGATTTTCCTATAGCCGTCCATGAATTTTCTATTGCACTAAAGGCTGTCGATTTTGCGGATTCTTTCATAGAATCGATAGTTCCTTCCAATTTTTTCTTTACACTATCAGCAAGCTCAGAGGTTCTCCCGACCATCTCCTCCATTTTTTCTAGTGCAGAAATATCAAGATTGCTAAAATCAAGAGAAGCGGCAAGCTCTTTGCCTTCTTTTCCTATTCCTTCCAGTCGGTCTTTTAATTCAGAAAGATTCTTGTATGTCTGGGTATTCTCATCTCCAGCTGACAGCGTTCCGTCAGGATTTTCATTAGTGTACCTGGCTTTTACGTAATCACGGAAATTCGTACCCTGTTCAACACCATAGGCATTTAAGATTTCTTGCTGTCCGTAAGTATTTCCCGGTGCAATTTCGACAGAAGGATTGAACATACGGAACCAAGGATTATCCTCTTTTTTCCATTCGCTTTGTTTGGAAAGTTCTTTCCATCCCGGCATCTCCCGAAGCTGCTCTATCTTCTGGATTCTATTATATTCGGCTACTTTGTCTATGTAATTATCCTGTTCTTTGTAAACCTCGGAATCTATGCCAGTCGCGGACTGGATTTTTGACTCCAAATCCGCTTTTGCGGCATTGACAGTAACCTGTGCGGCATTTACTTCTGTCTGTGCAGAGTCAAAGTTAGCTTTCGCCTCTGTATAGCTAGGGCTTTCGACTTGTTCTGTTTTGCTGCCAAACACCCTGTCTTTCAGTTTTGAAAAGAACGGCATCTTCTTTTTTTTATCATTATCACTGACATATTGGGGAGTATTATTCAAAAGCTCCTGTGTCTTGGCAAGATTCTCTTTTGCATCCTGAAGGTTTTTATTCGCTATCGCAAGATTATTTTTTGCAGCGGCGACATTTTCATTGCTGTCAAGAATAGTTCCAGAAAAAAAACCGGAGACATCTTTTTGCATACGGCTTATATCTTTGGTGCCATTTTCGGTATAAACTTTTTGAAGTGTGTTCAGGTAAGCTGTTTTATCTGTTTTTGGAAGAGCATTAAATTTTTGAAACTGCTCTGAATCAGGATAATACAAATTATTGACAAGCATCCTGCTTTTTTCGGCGTTAACTCTGTCATCCAGAGTTTCATTTTCGTTCTTGAATCCTGATAATATTGAAGCATTTTCTCGGCGTTTCTTTACTTCTGTATAAATCGCACTCACGGATTTCAAGGTGGCTTCTGTAAACTTCCCTGACGCGTCCGTCATTGCGTCAAAGGCATTTACCCAGGATTCCTTGTTTGTGTATCCTAATTCAGAAGCCCATTCCTCATCATACAGTTTATCTAAATCTTCTCGTTTGAAAGCCGCTCCGCTAAAGAACTGCGATAGCTGAGTCTCCTGTCGTTGTAACTCCTGCAAATATGCACTGGTAACCTTTGCAGTTGCTTTTGACGACATCGCAAACTCTTCATAAATTTTAGCTGTTTCCTCTTGGTTTATACCTCTTGAACCGGAAACACCTCCGGTATAAATTTCAGGGTTTTTGTATGAAACCATTCTCAGTGTATCTTCTGGACTGAAGCCTGAGGAAATCATCGCATTTGCAATAGCCTGATTTATTTCTCTGGCATTTTCATTCTTTAGCTGCGTATTTACATTTTGAGTCGATAAACCCTCGATGGACACGTTTAAAATAGAGGCTGCATATCTTTTCCAGAATGGAGTAAATATGTTTTCAACTTTTTTCTTTGTTCTTCTCTCCGCCGCCTCAAGCTGTTTTTCATCTATAAGGGTTCCCTTCGAGTCAATAAACAGGGCATTTAAAAGAATTTTTTGAGTGTCATCTTTTAAGGTTTTAGCAAATTCTTTATATTTCCCTGAGATTTTATTTATCTCTTGATTATTTAGGTTTTTCTCTGCGGTGGTCTGAGTTTTTTTGCCTAAAGCCTCTTCAAGTTCCTTGTTTAATTTTTGAATTATTTTCTGGTCGTCTCCAGTAAAACTTGATTCAAGGACGGAGCTGATATTAGAAAGATTCTTTGAGATTATACCCTTTGTTTTGTCGCTTAAATTTTCACTTGCTGTATCAAGATAGTTATTTCCATAAAAAAGTTTTAAATAATTTGCTATATCATCAGTTTTAAGATTTTGATTGTTTTTTATCCAGCTGAAATCCTCTTCATTGATTCCAAGGCTCTTCTGTTTTTCAAGCAGTTTTCTTGCTTCCTGCAACCTGTTCTGTTCTCTGTTGCGTTCTTCCTCTCTGTACTCCTCTGTCTTCTTATACATTTCATAAACATCGGCATCAATAGAGGTAGAGGATTTTTTGTCTTTTGAGAATTTTCCGAAACTCTCAGCGGCATCTCTGGCTAAGCTGACACCCTGTGATTGAAGAAAGAAGTTGTAGTTCTGACCTCCATTTTCTTTCTGTGCTTTTTTTAAGCTCTCTTCAAATCTTTTTAAGGTATTCCCAATTATTGTGATTGAATCTTGTCTGTTTTCACCTTCTAGGAGAATTGTAGGCAGCCCGATTTCTTTTAGTAAATTCGAGAAAAAATCAGATTTAGATAATTTCCTATAATCCTCATCACTTATGTTATTTAATATATCAATAGCATAGTTTGCTTTTTCTTTCTCTGCTGTTATCTGTTCTGCTTTGCTTGAATATATTCTTGTTCCGGTCGCTCTCGCTTCGTCTATATATGTCCTGTATGAAGTGTCAGAATCTTTCTTTAACAAAGCCTCTGTGTTGGAATTTGTCGCTATGGTCTGATTTTTTATAGCATCCAACACCCCGGTCAGAATCTCATAATTTTCACCCGATTTTTTAACTTGGTTTAAATCATACTTGTCGTTCCAGAATTTTGAAAAATCCTTTACGGCGGAATACCACCATTCTTGAAAATCCATAATAGGCTGAACAGGAGTTCTTTCGTATACGAGTTTTCCAAACTCAGCCATACCGAGCTGTCTTATATCAGCAAGGTTTGTTTTTTTTGCTTTATATGTCTTTGCACCTTTCTCTGTGGCATTTGCAAAACGTCCGCCCTCTGATGTCATGTCAATAAAGGCTCTTTCGATTAAGTCAGAAGTGATACCACCGCTTGCCGTTATCTGTCTCAGCTCTTTCTGGGAAACGTTCCCAAGCTGTTTCTTTAATTCCTCATAGATAGGGATATTTGCGTTTGCAAACTGACGCAAGTCCATTGAAGTCGCTTTTCCCATTGCTACAATCTGGGCATAGTTGTTTGCGATGCGGCTCATTTTCTCTTCGTTTCCGCCTGCTGTGTCTCCAAGCATTTTTAATGTATTTTCTATATCAGAAGAGTATACCCCGGACTGTTTCAGGAGAACCGCAAAATTGGCTATCTGGCTCGTGCTGAAAGGTGATTTGACTGCATAAGAAGACAAACGCTCGAACATCTGGTCTGCCTCTGACTGGTTTCCATAGACTACGCCAAGGTTCGTCTGAATCGCCTGGATTTCTCCAAACGCTTTTAATCCTTCTACGCCTGCGTCGTAAAGTTTCTGGGCACCTTTTTTCAGAAGCTCTGCTCCAACCCCAAGTGCAGGAATTATTTTTTCTGCTGTTTCTTTTGGAAAAATGGTTCTTGTGAGTGTCTTCGCAAATCCTAGTCCTGTCGAATTTAAAAGACCTTTGAAAGTTCCATCGTACATATTGTTTCTGTTTGCATTATACAATACAGTCTTTTTCCAGTCTTTAAAATTTCTTGCTGTTGTTCCAGCGAACCTTCCCCAGTTTACAGCCTGATACCTTGCAAATCTTGTCTGAGAGAACTTGGAAGCTCCATTTTTTACCGACTGAGGCACCCCTGATAGAATATCCTTTATGCGTCCGATACCAGAACTAAAGAACGAGGTAACTTTCTCTTTTATAGAATCAAATTTGGATTCAAAAGAATCTTTCAGTCCTTTTTCGAGTGAATCCTGTGTGCGATTGCCGTTTCGTGCATCTTGTCTCAAAAATTGAAAATGTTTTGCCGCCTCTGTCATGTAGTTTCCAGAGACAAATCTTTCTTGTGCTATCTTATATTTTCCTGCATCGCCTGTAAGCAATAATCTGGAAGCGGATTGTGCCGAAATTGGATTCGATTCTCTTTGTCTTTTTTCCTGTATGGTTTTATAAATTTCATCAACAATTTCGCGTGCTTGTTTTTGAATGTAAAAATCTTTCTTTCTCTCATTGTTTATATTTTCATTTTTTATTCTTGTTGCGGCAGAACTGTTCCCAAGTAAATTCCTAAGATTAGTATTTGGCAGTGTAAAATTTACGCCACCGCCATTAGCTTTTAATTGTTCCTGATATTTTCTTATATTACCTTTTTCTCTGTTTTTGTAATTATAGTCAAAGAGCTGCATTTGCTCCTTGAATTTCTGCTTTCTGCTTGATTCTGCAAGCATACTTTCTGCTTTATATAACAATCCAGAGGAGC